GGGACCTTCGGGTCCCTTTTTTTATTATCGAGAAAGCAACACATTACTAACGATTACCTTTGGCCCTCTGCGGAGGACAACCTTAGAGAAAGGACGTGATGAACGCCGAGTCGAAATAACTTTTTTTAACTCTCCATTCATTACTTAAAGGTAACTCAAAATGGCACTTCCAAATCAGACCCCCTCACGGTTGGGTCAAGTAAATGCAACGGGCGATGACCGCGCTCTTTTTTTAAAATTATTCGCCGGAGAAATTCTTACAAGCTTCGAAGAGCGTAACATTTTCATGCCTTTGCACCGCAATCGCACGATCTCTAACGGTAAGTCTGCCCAGTTCCCATTGACAGGCATCGCATCAGCTAAGTATCACACCGCAGGTGAGATGATCGAAGCCGATACCATCAAGCATGGTGAGCGTGTCGTAACAGTAGACGATCTCCTGATCTCTAGCTCTTTCATCGCTCGCATCGACGAAGCTATGAACCACTACGACGTTCGTTCGATCTACACAAAAGAAATGGGCTATGCTCTTTCTAACGTAGCGGACAAGAACATCTCTCGCATCGTTGCTAAGGCGACTACTATTGTTGACGCTACTACAGCGGCGGCTCAGTTCGGTGACGACTTCGATGACGAAACGTACACTGCTAACGTCACTATCGGCACATTGACTGCTGATGCTTTAGACGGCGGTAAGATTGCGGCGGCTATCTATGCGGCTCTTGAAGAGTTCGACAAGAAAGACGTAACTGGCGAGAAAGTCTGTGTACTTCCTCCTGCTCAGTATTACGCACTGTTCGGTGCTGATTCTTCTGTCAACAACCTTGCTTACATGAACAGGGACGTTGGTGGTTCAGGATCATTGGCTACTGGCACAGTACCTATGATTGGTGGCGTGAAGATCCTCATGTCTAACCACATCCCACAAACTGATGAATCAACTACATCGGCTACGCCTGTGCCTTTGACTTCATCACGCGCTTCTGCGTACAAGGCTGACTTCTCAGCAGTACGTGGTTTGATCTTCACTCAAGACGCGGCGGCAACTGTCAAGTTGTTAGACCTCGGTGTTGAGTCTGAGTATCAGATTGAGCGTCAGGGAACACTTATGGTGGCTAAGTACGCCATGGGTCACAACATCTTACGTCCTGCTTGCGCTATCGCATTACAGGCCGCGTAATCCCAGAGGGGGCCTTCGGGTCCCCTTTTTTTTCATTGGAGAAAAGTATGTCTAAAGGACTATACGCCAACGTCCACGCCAAGCGTAAGCGTATCGCTAACGGATCGGGCGAAAAGATGAGAAAGGTTGGAGCCTCAGGCTCACCAACAGCAAAGAATTTCAAGGACTCCGCTAAGACTGCGAAGTACAAAAAGTAAGGACAACACAGCATGACACCAACTACCAAGCTAGAAGCTGTCAACATCATGCTCTCAACCATTGGTGAGTCTCCAGTGAACAGCCTCTCCTCTGGCTTGGTTGATGCTGAATTGGCAGAAACAATCTTAGATGCCACTAGCCGTTCTGTTCAGTCAGAAGGGTGGCATTTCAATAAAGAATATCAGGTTAAGTATTCCCCAGATCTTACTGGTGCTGTGCTTCTCCCAACCAACATCCTAAGAGCTGACGCATCGGAGCAACAAGACACGATCAATCGTGGACAACCTTTCGATTTGGTTCAGCGTGGGACAAAGATGTATGACCGAAAAAATCATACATACGTGATAAATAAAACGGTTGAGCTTGACGTTGTTGTCCAACTCGCCTTTGAAGAATTACCTGAGGTAGCTAAACGCTACATCACCCTGAAATCATCCCGTGTTTTCCAAGACCGTGTCGTAGGCTCTGGAACCCTCCATGGATTCAATCAAGAAGACGAAGCAACTGCGTACTTTGAACTGAAAGAGTTTGAAGGTGACTCAGGTGATTACACAATTTTTGATAGTCCTGATGTAGCGGCAACATTGGATCGCTTACCTAGTACGAGGATAAGATAATGTCTTTAGTCAGTGCGGGTATCCCCAACCTTATTAACGGGGTATCTCAACAGCCTCCTTCCCTACGCCTAAAGACTCAGGCTGAGTTACAAGAGAACGCACTGTCTTCAGTAGTTACTGGATTGCAGAAACGTCCTCCCACAGAACACTTAGCATCTTTAGGATCTCTAACAAATGCTGAGAAAGCATTCATCCACACGATCCGTCGTGACGAGAACGAGTTTTACACCCTCATCGTGACAACAGACGATATTCGCGTCTTTGATAAGAACGGTGTTGAGAAGCAAGTCAATGGCAGTGCGGCCTACCTTGGAGGGCTAACAAACCCTTCTGATGAGGTACGGGCAACAACCATTGCTGATTACACCTTCGTCATCAATAAGAACGTCACAGTAGCTAAGGACACAGCAACATCAGCGACTCGAAATAAAGAAGCTCTTGTTTATGTGAAGCAGGGTGACTACCGGTGTAAATACACGGTAAAGATCACGAAGGGTGGTACAGTGTACACCCGAACAATCGAGACAATGTCTTCGACACAGACGGAAGTAGCGGACACATCGAACGCGGAGAAGTCTATCCAGACAGACCGTATCGCTACAAACTTAAACTACTTCAACACGACGGAATCTACTTTCTACGGTTCGACAGCCGGAGGGACAATAGCGGGACTGTCGGTGACCCAATACGGTTCTGTTCTCCATTATCAGAGTACCGACGGGCAAGACTTCTCGATTACTACAGAAGATTCGAGAGGTGACACTTTCCTCCTTGGATTCAAAGAACAGACTGCTGACTTTGACGACTTACCTCCGAACGGGCCAGAAGGCTTTGTTATTGGTGTGGTAGGGGAAAACGACAAAGGGCAGGATGATTATTACGTCCAATTACAGATCGACAATAACGGTGGTCAGGTTTGGAAAGAGACTATCTCTCCTAACGTAGAAGTTCGTCTCGATGCGGCTACTATGCCTCATCAGCTCGTTCGCCAAGCAGACGGTTCGTTTACTTTCCAACAAGGTGCATACAAGGACAGGATCGTAGGTGATGATCTCACCAACCCTTTCCCATCCTTCGTTGATTATAAATTAGCGGACATCTTCTTCCATCGTAACCGTCTTGGTCTTTTAGCAGACGAGAACGTCATCTTCTCTGAGGCCGGTGAGTTCACAGAGTTCAACTTCTTCAAACGAACAGTTCTGACGCTGTTAGATAGTGACCCTATTGATGTTGCTGTCTCTAACAACAAAGTTTCGCTCTTACGTCATGCGGTTCCCTTCAACGAGTCACTATTGCTGTTCTCAGATTTGACACAGTTTCGACTCGAAGCCGGAGACCTTCTAACTCCTGCAACTATCTCCATTGATGTAACCACTCAGTTTGAGGCTTCATTACAAGCCAAGCCGGTTGGTGCAGGACGCTATGTATTCTTTGCAACGCGGAAAGGTAAATGGTCAGGTGTTCGAGAATACTTTGTTGACCTCGATGCACAGGTAGACGACGCGGCTGATATTACAGCTCACGTTCCTTTCTATGTAGATGGGCAGATTCGTCAGCTCGAAGCATCCTCTAACGAAGACACGCTAATTGCCTTAACAGATACAGATGAGTACGCCATGTACGTTTATCGGTATTACTGGAAAGGTAATGACAAGCTCCAATCAGCTTGGTCTCGGTGGGTGTTCTCTGGGAAAGTCCTTAGTGTCTCATTCAATAAGTCAGAAATTTATTGCCTGATTAAGTATGCAGACGGCGTCTATTTAGAGCGTATTAATCTCTCAACAGACGATGCCGTGAACTACACCACAGCTAACCATGGTATCAACCTAGATCGTCGTGTTCGTCTCTATGACGGAAGTGACACTCTACCTTATACAGACGCTTCAACTCAGTACGTAACTGATTCAGGACGCATCATCGATGCGAGTGCTGTCAGTGCTTACGTCACTGGTAATTCAAAGTCTGTGTACGCCGGTGTTCCATACACCATGCGATACCAGTTCTCAGAACAAGTTCTTAAACAAGAGCAAGAACCAATGACCATTGGCCGGTTACAACTACGTAACTTCAACGTGGTCTACAACAACTCAGGTTTCTTTGAGACTGTTGTGACACCTACAGCCCGTGATGCAAAGACATCAAAATTCACAGGCCGTTTGGTTGGCTCTGCCGCAAACATCTTAGGCAAGGTAGCCCTTGAAACAGGGACCTTCCGATTCGGTGTTAATTCAAATTCTCAAGAAGTAATAATTGAACTACGCAGTGATAGCTTCCTCCCTTGCTCTTTCCAAAGCGCAGAGTGGGAAGGTTACTTCGTCATGAGATCACGGAGATTGTAATGAAGCCCTACTACAGACCTTATGCCGCAGGAGATGCGGAGCTACTTGCTCCAAAACTCCGCAAACATGATGTGGATGAGGTCTGGGCTAGTCATGGATTAACTCCACTAGAGGCTCTTATCACGTCTCAAACTAACTCCTCAGAGTCCCACTCCATCATTGCCAGTGACGGTGAAGTCATTGGTATGTTTGGATGTGTGGACGAGGGGACTGTTGGTATCCCATGGCTTCTCGCGTCAGATCGTCTACCTGAGGTAGCTAGAGAGTTCCTACCTGAATCAAGAAAGTGGGTAGAGAAAATCAACCAAGATTACCTAGTCCTAACCAATTACGTCGATGTCCGTAATACAGCCGCGAAACGATGGCTCAGATGGTTAGGTTTCAGATTTGTACGAATAGTCGAGGATTTCGGCTATGAGAAAAGACCATTTTATGAAGTCGTGAGGATTTAAATGTCATTAGCACTTGTCAGCGCGGGTCTATCTGTCGCCGGTAGTCTAGCTAAGTATCAAGCAGACAAAAAAGCCGCCGCCCGCCAAGAGAAAGCCTTTTGGGAAAACAGAGATAGTTCGATCCTTTCCAGAGATTTAAAAATACGTCAGCTCTCAGCTCAGACGGATCAACAACTGGAACAAAGCCAAGAGCAGGGTCGCCTTGCCATGATTGAAGCCTTAAAGAACCAAGCGAGAGCTAAGGTTGCAGGTGGAGAGTCAGGGGCCGTATCAAACAACAACGCAGTGATTAACGACAAGGTCGCCACATCGTTGCGTACACAACAAAGCTTTGCTGATGCTCTCTATGCCATTCAGCAAAACACAATGTATGCCCGCTATGGGTTAGATGCAGAAATGATTAACCGTATTAACTCTATGCCCCGTGGTCAGGCTCCTTCTCTTGCAGGTGCTTTGGTTGGAGCCGCCGGAAGTGGCGTCAGCTCTTACGTGGGTGCAGGTGGAACACTTTAAGGAACCATAATGGCTAAGAAACGTGTACAGGTTGAGGAGTTGCGACAAATCACCGCTAACCAACCGCAGATCGGTATGGTTGACACTTACGTTCGTCCTGCTACGCCACAGCGTGATAAGAGTCTCGATGATCTTGCGAGTTTCCTCGATAAAGCCTCTGCTCAAGTTGCTTACGTAGGTAAACAGAAGAAAGATGCTGAGGTAGCAACTGCAATCATTGCCGCTCAAGAATACGCTTACACATCGGGCGAGATGCAGACTTTTGCTGAAGCTAGAGATTCTGGAAATCTCGATATTATCAAGGACCCTACGGTAGAGATTGCTTACAACAAATCAATCGGTATCCGTATGGGTCGTCAGCTCTCTAGTCAGATGCAAAACCGCATCGAAGAGCTAGGGGATGAAGTATACAACAAGTCACCAGAAGACTTCGATAAGTGGTATACCGACACATCTAAAGAAATCATGGGAACCCTTGATAACAAGTGGTTGAGTGAGGCAGGTGTTCGCTTAGGCGTCGTGTCTCATTTAGATGGTGCCTACAACAACGCAAAGCAGTCACACTTAGCTAAGTCTCGTGAACGTCGTGAAGAGAAGCTCTACGATGCTTTTCTTGTAGGTATGAATGATGCGACAGAGTCAGCATGGTCAACCAACGACTTTGCTTTCAAGGTAAACCAAAAACAACGAGAACTTCTCGATAGTGAATCAGCTTATACAGGCACACGCCTTAATAAGTATATGGCGACATGGTTG